TGGTGCTGCAGAGCCTTGGACCTGCATTCGCTCAGGCAAACCCGGAGATCGTGCTGGAGCTTGCCCCTCTGCAGAACTCTCTCAAGAAGCAGTTGCTAGACAAGATCCAGGCCGCCAAGAACGCGCCGCCTCCGCCCGATCCGAAGGTGATGGCGCTACAGGAGCAGGCCAAGATTAATGCCGCTGAGGCACAGCAGGACGCCCAGTTGAAGGAGCGTGATGCGGCCATGAAGGAACAGCAGGCATTGCGCGAAGAGCAGCGTAAGGAGCGCGAGTTCCAGCAAGACGCTATGTTCAAGCGCATGGAGGCGATGCTGGACGAGCGATTAAAGACCATGGAGACCGTGGCCGATATTCGCATCCAGCAGATGAAAACCGCCGCTGGCATCGCACAGCAGGCAGAGCAGCACAAACACCGCATGGAAATGGCTGAGGACGCCGCAGCGCGCCAGCCCACTAAGAACGAGGCTTAGAAAGGGCCGTATCGATACCAGCTTGCCAAGCCTGGATGGCATTTTCCTTCCAGCAAGGGTCTGCTGTTTCTGCCCAGATGGCTTCTGCCATGTCATCGGTAGGTTCGCGCATAGCTTCCAAGCCACAACGGACTTCCGCGCGGACCTCTTCTCGAAGCGCCTCTGTTTCAATAGCCCAGTCATCCAGTGGCGGCGTGATGCCATGATCGCGGGCAACTTGCTGTCGGCGAGCCCACTTAGCTTTTGCTACCCTTTCAACCATCTCTGACATTGCAAATCTCCCGGTGAATAGCGCGAATTATACGCTGCTTTTAGCCAATGACAAGAATCGTACGAGCCGACGACACAGGTTCAACAGACTACCCGCACGCCAAAGCGACATTTGGCACACGTAGATCGCACGAGACGCGAGAAGGACTAGACCATGGATGAATTGAGCGAAGAGGAACTGTTTAACGACGCTGTAGCAGACGAGCCGGCAGAAGCCGTAGCGGAAGCTCCAGTACCCGAGCAGGAAGAGGTTGCCCGTGATGAAGCGGGACGCTTTGCTGCCAAGGAAGAGCCCAAGGAAGAGGTCATTGCGGAGGTTGAGGCCAAGGAGCCTGAGAAGCCCGCCGTCGATGACAGCGCTCCGCAGGTACCTTCCTGGCGCGTTCGGGAGATCCGCGAGGAACGGGATGAACTTCGGCGCAAGCTTGAAGAAGCTCTGAGTCGTCCAGCCCAGCCCAAGCAGGAAGCCCAGCCGGCGGCAAAGGTAGAAAAGCCCGACCCGCTTCTGGACCCTGAAGGTTACGAGAAGTATCTCGAAACGAAGTTTGAGACCACGCGCCTCAACGATCGCCGGGATATGGACCTCGAACTCACGCGCCAGGCCAACGCCGATGCGTTCGACGCTGCCCACAATGAAGCCATGCGCCTCAAGTCTGCCGGCGACCCTGCCTTTGCTGAGCTTGCTCAGAAGATGCAGTCAACCGACAAGCCGGGCAAGGTGCTTCTGAAATGGCATCAGGAACGCTCGATGAAGGCCGAGATCGGTGATGACCTCACCGCGTACAAACAGCGCCTTCGTGAAGAACTCCTGAAAGACCCGGAGTTTCTGACCAAGGCGACTGAGGCTGCACGTTCCATCGCTCAACCCTCTAACAACGGACGCCCTCGCGTCGAACTTCCACCCACACTGAATGGCGCAAGCCGCTCTAACGCAATGCTTCGATCGGCCGCCACTAACGACGTATCCGACGAAGAACTTTTCCACGCAACGACCGGCTGATCTACCCTACATCCGATGAGACAACCCGCCTTAACCGGCGGGTTTTTTATTGGGCGGGTGACGGCCATTAACAGAAAGGTAGAGCCAAATGGCCCTCACTGGTAATCACGTCAATAACGAACTCATCAAGTTCCGCCGCACGGCTGCAACGGACTTCCTGCGCAAGACCCGTCTTGACCCCTTCATGGGCAACGACTCCACCTCGCCCATCGTCCGCATGTCGGATCTGGCGGCGGATGGTAAGTCGATCAACGTCCCGCTCGTCACCCAGCTCACCGGCCCTGGCGTCGGCGCTGGTACCCTGCGTGGCAATGAAGAGCAGATCGACAGCTACGGTTTCCCGGTCTATGCCGACTGGGCGCGTAATGCCGTCGCCAACAACCGCGCTGTGAACAAGGAATCGTCGTTCTCGATCCGCTCGACTGCCCGTTCGCTCCTGTCCGGTTGGTCCAAGCGCATCGTTCGCGACGATATCGTAGATGCTTTGCTGTCGATCCCGACTGCAGCGGCACAGGCCAACCGCCTGACCGGCGTCAACGGCGGCAACCGTGTTAATGGCATTAAGTGGTCGAATGCCACCACTGCGAACAAGAATGCCTGGGTTGCTGCGAACTACGACCGTACCCTGTTCGGCTCGGTTATCGCGAACAACTCCACGACTTTTGCCACTGCGGCGGCGAACGTGGACTCGACCAACGACAAGATGACCGCTGCTGTCGGCTCTCTTGCCAAGGCTCTTGCCCAGCAGACCGGCGTCGATCCAAATAACCCGGGTGTTTACAATGGCCGGCCGAAGATCACCCCGTGGCAGCAGAAGGACACGGATCAGGAATGGTATCTGTGCCTTGTCGGTTCGCGCGCTTTCCGCGATCTGAAGGCTGATCCGACCATGTACCAGGCTAACCGCGATGCGCGCGAGCGTGAGAACAGCCCGACCAGCAAGAACCCGATCTTCACGGGTGGCGGTCTGATCTTCGATGGCATTTACTACCTGGAGATCCCCGAAATCACTCAGCGTCTTCTGCTGAAGGGTATTGGCGCCTCCTCGATCGATGTCGAGCCGTTCTTCCTGCTCGGCCAGGCAGCGATGGCTTACGCCATGGGCCAGATGCCGCGCCCGACGCAGCTTGAGGATGGTGACTACGACTTCATCACCGGCATGGGCATCGAAGCCCAGTACGGTGTTGGCAAGATCGCCAAGGCTCCGATGGCCACCTCTGGTGCGACGGTCGGTGACCTCGTTGACTGGGGTATGGTCACGGGCTTCGTCTCCGGCGTTGCGAACGCCTAACAGATCCCCAACTGGTCGGCCTTCGGGCCGGCCTTTTTCTTTTCCCCCATTTGAAGGAATAGCCATATGGCTCCTCGTATCGCCTATACCCAGCCCCAGGTTGGGCCGCAGGGCTTTGCCCGCACCAAGAAAGTTCTTGGCGGCACTGTCTCTCTCACGACCACTGACGTTGCGCTTGCCGCACAGACCGCCATCTTCAAGGTGCCGGCTGGCTTCACCGCGACGAATCTCTACGCCTCAGCTACGGATATGGATACGAACGGCACCCCAACGCTCGCCCTGAGCATTGGTGATGCCGGATCGCTTGTTCGTCTCCTGTCGTCTTCGGTCATCGGTCAGGCTGGCACGTCCACCAGTACGATCGCTACTACGGGCCTTTACTACAACTTCGCGGTTGATACCGACATCGTTGTATCGGCCACTACTGGCGCGGCAACTGCCGCTGCTGGCACGCTTACTGTGTACCTCGAAGGCTTCATTCAGAACCCGTAAGAACAATATGCCCGCTGGTAAGTTATATCAGCGGGCATTAACCAGGAGAATTAAATGCGCAAAGCCAAAGTGATCTACACCGCACCGGAAGGCGACAGCAAGGTTGTCGACATGGGCGGCGAGACGTTCTATGACGGCAAAGAAACCGAACTGAACACCGACGACCACGGCCACATGATCGAGAAGCTCTCGAACAACCAGCACTTTGATGTTGAGTTAGGCGAAGAGGAAGAGCCCAAGCGTGGCCCGGGACGCCCTAAGAAGCGTGATTTCAAGGCCGGCATTGAAGGGGCCCGCGATCATGACTTCGAGCAGGACCGTCGCGACCTGTCGGACAAGATCGGCAAGCAGAATAAGACTGCAGTAGCAAATGCCGAAAACAAGAACTGATATTCAGTTCAAGGTTCTGGCCATTCTCACCGGTGGTGATATTGGCCAGACGCCTTCGTCTGAGGACGCGTCGACCATCGACGGTTATATCGATGATGAGGTCGAAGAGCTTGCAGCAGATGGCACGACCTATATTGGCGATGCCGACGCGTTGCCTGATGAGCTGTTCACGACGTTCTGCAAGCTTGTTGCCAATGCTGCTGCCGATGAGTTCGGCGGTAAGTCAGACGAGGCTCGAGCCGCCCAGCTTCGCAATCGTATCCGTGTGATTACCCGGCAGACGCCAGGTTATGGCCCGCAACAGGTCGAATATTTCTGATGTCGTCTATTCCGTTTCCCCTGTCGTCAACCCCCGGGGCATCGACGCAGGAGAGCGCAGGACGTCTTATCAACTGCTACGCCGAGCCGCTTGGTGCAGTTGTCCAGGCTGATAAGAAGACAGCGCCTCCCAAGGTTGTCTGGCGCAAATCTCCCGGCCTTTCTCTATTCGGAGCGTCGGCCAATTCTGGCTTTCGTGGCGCTCTGCTTGTCGATAATACGCTATATGCGGCATGGTCTGGCAAGGCCTCACGATATAGCTCGGCGGGCACCGAGACGACCCTAACTGGCACCCTGAACGGTACCGAGAAGGTCTTTTGGGCTCGTAATAACAAGACTACACCTGACGTCGTATGTGTTGCCCCCGGAACTGGAGCCTTCACCGTTACGCCTAGCGCCGTTTCGTCCTTTGCTGCGGTAGGCATCGGCGCCCCGAACAGCGTGTCGTTCATGGACTCGTACTTCCTGTTCACCTATGGCGACGGGTCTATCCAGGCATCAGGCCAGAACGACGTAACGATTAATACGCTCGATCGAACCAAAGCGCAGTCAAAGCCGGGCGGGCTTTATCGTGGCATCCCCTTCAATGGGCAATACGTAGCGCTCGGCCCAAACTTTGGCGAGGTCTATACCAACACCGCCAATCCAACCGGCTTCCCGTTTACGCGCTCGTATGTGCTGCAGCGCGGTTTGATCGGACCGTATGCAGTTGCTGGCCAAGAGGATGGCTTCGGGTCGGCCCTGATTTGGGTTGCCGACGATAATTCCGTGGTGATGGCGAATGGAACGCCAATCCCGACCAAGATCTCTCCCCCAGACCTCGAGCGTCTGATCTCCCGTGTGGCGGACAAGACCACGCTCGAAGCCTCTGTCTATATCTCTGGCGGACATCCGAAATGGGTCATCAAGTGCCCGGCATTTTGCTGGGAGTTTGACCTTGGCTCGCAGAAGTGGAATGAGCGGTCGAGCTATCTAGGAACGACGTGGCGCGCGGTAAGCGGGACTTACGCGTATGGCAAGTGGCTGACGGGCGATACGGCTGGCGGCCGGCTGATCTATGTTGACGATCTCAATTATTCGGAGATGGGCAACCCGCTCCAGTTCATTCTTGAGAGCGGGCCTGTACTAAATTTTCCGCATAAGACGAAGGTAGCGCGGGCAGACTTCAACTTCGTGACTGGTGTTGGCAATTCGCTCGGTAGCGACCCAACCGACACAGAACCGCAAGTCGGGATCTCTTGGTCGGATGATGGAGGCCTGTCGTGGTGTAGCGAAATTGTCCGCTCACTGGGCCGCCAAGCCACTCAGGTAACCGTAACCGTGCTTCGTACTGGGATGACGGGCGCGCAAGGCCGCCGTTGGCGGCTGCGTGTTTCTGCTAACGTCTACGTCGCGTTCATGGGCGGAACGCAGAGCACGACGCTGCAAAGGTCGGATCCGAAATGAGCAAGCCGCTTCCTGGCCTCGACGTTCCGGTCGTCAATCCTCAGACAGGGCAGATGACACAGGCTTGGTATGAGTTTTTCCAAGGCAGGCAAAAGCTGACGCAGTTGTCGGACTTTTCGACGGTTGCACCGACTAACGGGCAAGTCCCGATTTGGAACTCCACAACGAAGCTGTGGACCCCTGGAACTAACTAAGGTTTATATCAATGGGTTTGTTCGATCTTTTCAGCAATGATACTGCTGAACGGGCTGCAGAAGAGCGTAATGCTGGCCTGCAGAAAGGCTACGACGCCCTATCCACCACGTATGGGCAGGGCCGCGACGCACTCCAGGCGGGTGCCAATCAGGCGTCCTCGCTCTGGCAGAACTACGGCACGCAGGCTGACCAGATGTACGGCTCCGGGGCCGCTGCCTATGGCGACTATAGTGGCGCAAATGGCGTCGATGGCATGGCGCGTGCTACGGATGCCTTCAAGAACTCTGGCCAGTACGGCGCCTATGGCATCGGTCTCCAGGAAGGCTTGCAGGCCCTGACTCGTGCTCGCGCTGCGGGCGGAAATCTCGTGTCCGGCAATACCGATACAGACGCCATCAAGTATGCGCAGGACCAAGCCAGCAAGGCCTATGGCCAGTATGGTGCTGGCCTGTCTCCCTATCTACAGCTTCAGGGCCAGGGCCAGCTTGCCTCGACCACTGGGCAAGCGAATGCGGCTACTGGCTTGGCTTCGGGTCTTAACGCGTCGTATCAGGGTCAGGGAGCAGCGGCTAACTCCAACTATACGGGGCAGGGCGCGTCTACGGCTGCGGCTACCATGAACAACTACAACGTAGGCCAGAACGTGCTCGGAGCCATAACCGCAGCGGGTCAGCTTGCTATGGGTATGCCCCCTACATCCCTTGGGAGCATTGGTAGCGGAGGCTCTGGCGGGTCTGGAGGCGGCGGCCTTTTCAGCAGTTTTGGAAGTAGTTCGGCTCCCGGAGGTTACAGTGGCGGCCAAGGTGGATCCACTTATAGCATTGGCTATGGCGGACAGAACATGCCGGTGTTTGCATAATGGCTGATATTGACCAGATCATCGCGGGCGGTGCCGGGTCTAGTTCCCGCGCAGACTTTTCCGGCATCCCCAAAATCGCGGATGCTTATTGGAAGGGCAAAGAAGACGTTTACAAGCAGGAGGGCCGCGACCTATTCAAAGGTGGCGTACCCAAGAACGCGGATGGCACGATCAACTATTCCGCCATGCGCGATGCGTTGTTCCAGCGCGGCGACGTGGGACAAGGTACGGCACTCGATAACCTCGATGTGCAGCGCCAGTCTCTAAAGCTCGGCCAGGCTGCAGCCGCGAACATGGGCCGCCTTGAAGGCGGGTCTTATTCTGACACCGGCTCTGCTCCCGCTCCGATCGTTAGCCCTCCGTCTGCCAACCGCACCGCCTCAACGCCTGTTGCCGCTCCGCTTAACCGTGGTGGCGAGGTCAAGGGCGGCTCTCCCGATGGCGAGGCCCCGTCGGGCGCGCCCAATGGCGGGCAGGGCACCATTATGCAGGTGCTCGCCGCTCAGGGCATCCCCAATGAACAGCTTGGGGCTGCCAGCGCCTCGATAGCTCGGCAGTTAGGGCTTGAAAACCCGAACGCGCCTATCAATCTGCAAGATCCGCAGATCCGCAACGTTCTCGTGCCGGCGGTACAGCAGTTGAAGCGCGCGGGAGTTGGCCAGGTTGTCTCTGCCGATCCTCCGCAGGGTGGCCCCATGCCCGTTGCTGGCCCGGCCCCGCAGCCTCAGCAGGCGCCACAGGTCCAGCCAGCCCCTGCCTTTGCTGAGCGGTTCGCCCCGGCCAATACTCGCGGCCTTGCTCCTACTGAGAACGACCCGAACATTCAGCAGCGCGCGGCCCAATACACGGCCATTATTGCTAACCCGGCATTGCCTGAGTCTGTCCGCAAAGCTGCGACCATGCGTCTAGAGGCTCTGCAGAAGAACTCCGAGATGACGACCCTGCAGAAGGAATATGCACAGGCGCAGCGGCAGGGATACAAGGGCTCGCTTGAGGATTATCAGAACCGCACCGATGATAACACCGCCAAGCGCGATATCCTGACCAAGTACGTCATCCCGAAGCTTGAAGAGTCGCAGAAGACCGCATCGGCAGCTCGTGACGAAATTCAGGCCATCCATCGGTCTCGAGAGCAGCTCGACGCCCCGGGCGGCATCTTCAATGGCGCTGGTGCCGATGTGCGGCTGAAACTCGCCAAGGTAGCCGACTTCCTGGGCGTGCCTAACACCGACAAGATCGTGAACACCGAAGCCTTCGGTGCCGCAATTGGCGCGCGTGTTCTGTCTCTCGTTAAGGGCCTTGGTGCGGGCGCCGGCATCTCTAATGCCGATCGTGACTTTGCGGCGGGCATGGCTGGCGGGTCCATCAAGCTGGATGAGAAGTCCATCCGCAAGATACTGGATATTGGTGAGGGTGCTGCTCGTGCCAAGATTACGATGCACAACGACAGTGCTACCAAGATGATCAAGTCAAACGATGCGCTGAAAGACTATACCGATGTGATGCGGGTAGATGCTCCGGGCGCTTACAAGAAGCCGGAAGCCGCAGCCCCGTCGTCGTTCACCAAGGGCCAGATTGCGGTCAATCCGAAGACCAAACAACAGCTCCAGTTTGACGGCAAGGCATGGGTGCCGTTCTCATGAGCGAACTTCCCGAAGGCTTCGTTATCCAGGAACAGCAGGCCCCTCCGCCATCTGGCGGGTTGCCGGACGGTTTTGTCGTTCAGGGTGGCGAGCCAGCCAAGCAAGAACGAAAATTCGGGATTGGCGATACATGGCCGGCGCGCCTGGCAAAGGGCGTCTATGAGAGCGTTAAATCTGGCGTAACTCTTCCCCATGACGTGATGACCGGAGAGGCGAACGTCCCCGGTAGCGAGAACGCGCAGTCAATCCCCGGCGCCGTGCCGTTTGGAAGTCCGCAAAGCTCCGGAGAGCGTATTGCTGACCTTACCATGATCGGTAACCCCGCTAGTGTCGCTAATGGCACGGGGAGGGCCGTGGCAGGCGCAGTAGACGCGGCGCGTGCACAGGCCGCCCCGTCTATCGACGCGCTCAAGGCGGCTGCTAAAGCGGGCTATGATAGCCCTGAAGTCGCGGGCCTGGTTATTAAGTCCCCGGCCGTTAGTAACCTGTCTGAAACAGCACAAATCGCACTGAACAATGCCGGCGTTGATGAGGTTCTGGCGCCCAAAACCTTCGCCTTGCTTGCACGCCTGAAGGCCGCTCCGGTCGACTCCATGGTGACTGGAAATAACATCCAGACCATGCGCCGCGCATTTGGCAACGCGGCGGCCTCTCCAGATCCTACGGAGCGCCTGGCGGCAACCACGGTTATTCAACAGCTTGACGACTTCCTTCCCAACCTTGGCAAGTCCGATATCGTGTCTGGTGACGTCGGGGCTGCCGCGAAGACGCTGGAGACGGCCCGGGCTAATTACTCGGCGGCTAAACATGCCGAGACGATCGACAATAAGGCGATCCAGGCAGAATTGCGTGCTGCGGCAGCTAACTCTGGACAGAACGTCGCAAACACTGTTCGACAGAGAATGGCCGACATCCTCCTGAAGCCGAAAGAACAGCGCGGGTTCAAGCCCGAAGAACTCCAGATGATGGAGGAGATCGTTCGTGGGTCAACGACGGGAAATACTCTGCGGGCTACCGGAAACCTGCTTGGTGGCGGCGGCGGGCTTGGGGCGGCTGTCAGCGCCGGTATTGGTGGCATGGCAACAGCCGGCCTTGGCGGCTTCGGTGCTGCCGCTCCCGTCATCGGCTTCGCTCTAAAACAGCTTTCCAACAAGCTGACGCTTCGTCAGACCGAAAAGCTCTCTGAACTCATTCGATCGAATGCGCCCCTTGCCAGTTCGATGGAGAAGTTTGGCGAAAAGGCTGCGACCTTCCAGAAGGTGGACAATCCGCGCTCACGCTCGGAAGCCGTCATCGCTGCAAGAAACCTTGCCAGCAACCTGAAGGCCGCCGGCATAGTCGTTACCGCCAAGGATCTGTTCGGTCAGTCGAACAAGTCCGAATAAATCAGCGTCACGCCTGACGCTACCAGGAATATCCCGACTACCCCGCCCCAGCCGGGCGGCATGAATGGGTGGTGAGAAAACCATACCGCACAAATGGTTATGCCCGCCAACAGCGTAGCAACCGAAATCAACAATACGATAAACTTCCTAAGCCTCCCGATCGGGGGCTTTTTCTTTGAGGCATCCATAATGCTCAAGCGTCTACTCCTCATCCTGGCATTTGCCGGGCTGCTTTCGCCCGCCCATGCGGCCGGTATTGTCCCCGGATTTTCTCTATCAACTCAGTACGACAAGCTTGGTAGGGTAGCCCCTGGTTGCTTGTTATATGTCATCCAGGCCGGGACCGTAAGTACCCCGCAGCTTGCATACCAAGATAGTGCCCTGACAATCCCGGCTGTTGGCGGTAGCCGGCTGACCTGTGACGCGACGGGGCGCCTTCCACAGTTCTTTTTGGCTGACGGACAGATCAAATTCCGCCTTACCGACAAGACCGGCGTTGAGGTCTTTGCCCAAGACAACCTTTTGGTGGTTGGTCCTTCGGGCGGCGGCGGTGGTGGCGGTTCGGTTGACCCGACAACTGTAATCGCGACTGGTGACACTAAGTGCCGCTATGGAACGGGTGTCCTGAGCGGATTTGTGCGCAG